CGGGTAAGTTATTTAGGTTAAAGGATATGTTGTCTAAGGTTAGTATTTTCATTTATTTGTTCCAGTCAATCTTTTCAAGCGTAAACGGATACTTCGCGTCTTTATAAAATTTCTTTCGCTCAGTTAAATGTCGTTTCGCATACTTGCAAGTAGAGGTAATGTCCCATATTTGGACAAAATCTTTATCTGCGGCTTTTCTAATACCACGGCCAATTGACTGGATTACTCGCACGAACGATTTCCCTGGCTCAAGTAGTACTAGATTAAAAATACGAGGGATGTTAATACCGACTGCTGCAACTCCAAATGTTGCTACGATAATTTTATTGTTAGCAGTGCGGACCTCGTCATATTCTTCTTTTCGGTCTTTTGTTTTTACTGCGCCCGAAATAAACACAGAATCTGGGATAGACTCTATCAACTGTTTGCCTGATTCGATGCGATTTACTAGAACAAGAGTGTTTCCGGTTTTAGCAATCTCTTGAATGTAGTCGCTAATAAATTGCATCCGTTCGTCATTTGTTACTAGATATTTTAGTTCGTCTGCATATGAACTAAACTCGCGAATGTCTATCATCTGCAACACTTTTACATGGCATGCTGACAGCACTCCTTTCTCCTGAAGTTCGTGTGCTTTAATGCTACCGACTACCGGACCGATACTTGCAAATATGCTTTCACTTTCAAACTTTTCTTTAGGCACAGTGCCTGTTAACCCCCAACGTATGCATGCATTACTTAGATTTTGAGTTAGCAAGTTCTTCAGCACTTCAGCTTTAGCCATATGAACTTCATCGACAATAACAGTTCTAACACCGTCTAAGAATTCAGCAAGCGTTAAAATATCGTGTTCTTGATTCTTTGATTTTTTGTCAAGAATGTTTAGTGATTGCCATGTGCAGATAGTGTGAGTTTTATTAAGATCTTTCCGATCGCCGTAATACACACCTACGTCTAATCCTACATTAACAAAATCTTCTTCTGTTTGTTCTACTAACGACTTGTTTGGTACTATGGTAATAGTGCGACCGAATTGTTCGCACAATTGCGACAATGTTGCAGTTGTAATAGTCTTGCCCGCGCCGGTTGCAATCTCTTGAAGAGCTTGCGGATTTTTTAAGAAGGTATTAATTGCGTCTATTTGATAGTCGCGCAATAATATAGGTTTACCTTCATCGGGGTGACCTTTTGGCCAAACCTTTCCTTGATCAGCCCAATAATTTTCAGTAACTTCAGTAAAGCCGATTGTTACTGGAAGACGCAAATCGTTAATTTCGTCAACTTCTACGCCCATTGTGTCTAGTAGTTGGAGAATCGTCGGTAGTTGGCTTAGATATCCATTTCCTCCAAGGCCGAACAGTGTAACGGTGCCGTCCCATCTGCCTAGTTTATAAGCAGGGTGATATTTTGCATACGGGATTTCATACTTAAAGGCATTTGCTAGTTTTCGTCTAATCTCAACAGGTAGTCCTTCTATCTTTATATTAACTTCGTCTTGGATTATTAGTTTACACGATTTCATAGATATCCGTGCTCACTGGTCGGTGAGCATTGTGGTAAATTATTAAGTCGACTTCGTCGCAGAATGCGCTAGTCTTGTTGTTTTTAAAGGTATTGACAAAACTAATCACGCTTTGAGGATACCACTCAGATTTAAAGAAAAACTTAGGCAGCTGGTTGTTCGATATTCCTGCAAACGTTGTTTCTTTGGTTAGATTTGAGTTTAATCCTAGTTCTTTGACTGCAGTGTTGAACATATTGCCTGCGGGCGATTTCGATTCAAATCTATAATATATGCCAGCTGTGGTGCCAGCAAGCGGCTCGATAGCTTTGTATATTTCAGCAAGTGTTGCGTTAGCTTCATCCGCAGAATGCTGATCCATAATAAACAGAACCGGTAGCCGATTTAATTCGGCTAGACTTTGCAATACTTCAGTGAGAGAAGATACTCTGCTATTCACATATATCTTCCGAGCAGGGCGGGTAGCAATCTTCTCAGTTAATGTGCTAACAGGGCCCGAGACTGCAGGATACTGGTATTGGAATCTGATTCGGCGGTCAGCAACTGTAACATTATTAATCGGAACTTCTGCAACAAGGTGCCGCATTATTGCACTGTCTTGCTCAAGTTCTGAAAAATTGAAGGCAATCGAACCAGTTTTTATTATTCCCGAGATTTCTTGATAGTATTCGCGCAATTTTGCGTCGATTTCAAAACTAAAGTTCTTCAACTCTCGTATTACTGAATAAATGTTTCGTTCAGTTAGATCGACAAAATACTTCTTCGGCCCGTCTGACCTTAAACTGTTGTCTAACGACGGAGCCAGATCGGATAGTATTTGCCGTATTCTTGTGTTGTGGGTGAATTCAATCACAAGCTCTTGTGACTCTTCGTTTATATACATTTTTCTCATTTGTTCTACTTCTCTAAATGCTTGGGACCATGTAGGTGTCGCTAATGCAGGGTAAACGTTATGCAGATTATAAGTCCTAAGAATCTTCAATAACAGATTGCATTGGTTCTCGGTCAGAAATACTTTTGACGATACTTGCTTCGCTAAACTAACTAGAATTCGCCTATCTTTTAAGTCAATTGTATTAAGGGCGTCTGTAGTTACGAGGTGCGTTAAGAACTGATCTACGGTAGTCATAAAGTAATTATAGCAGAGTTAAGTAAGGGTGTCAAGTTTTTTGAGTCCGTAAAAAAAGGCCTTTCGACCTTTATAGCGTTGCATCTTCCATTCCAGCAACTCTAAGTTTTACTATATTTGTGAGTTGCCATTGCTTTTGATCCATTGCTTTTGTTATGCCAAGCCACTTGTTTCGTAGCAGTGCAAACTCATTTATAATCTTCTCGAAGTCGATTACGTCATCTTCACCTTCGGTGAACTTTTCACAATCGCGCGAACTAAGAGCACGTTGGTAATTTTCAAGATACTTTCTAAAATGTCTGCTCTTAAGCCGACGTAACTCGATATTCAGATATTCTAAGAT